TGAAAAACCAGAATCAAACGAATTATTAAGCCAAAAATTATCATAATGAGGTTGTCTTAAAAAACCATTGGAAAAACCCCGATCAAAACCAACATTGTAAAAATCAAATAAGACATGAGTATGACCTGGTTTTATTTTATTTATTTTTGCAATTAGTTTTGTTAAATCCACTTGTAAACTATCTATGATTGAATCAACATAAATATGAATTTTCCAATAAAAAATATTTTGTTGATCTCCACAAGGATCTCCAGAACAGAAAACACCACTCCAAGCAGGTCTAAATTCCTCAATATAAATATGATATCCAAAAGCAAGACTAATTTCTTCAAAATAATTTTTATCCTGTTGACCAACTTCTAATAATTTACTTTTTAATTCATTCCTTCTTAATTCAAAAGTTGGTTGTAATTCTTGACCTTCTTCCGGAATACCAAAATCTTTTTCATGTTCAATTATTAATTCAATAGTTGAATTCAATAATTTTTCGTTAATTAAATTTTCCGCTCTTTGATCAATTCGTGCTAATTCTTCTGACATTCCCCAAATAACTTTTGTTAATATGGAATTTTCATCTCTATTCCATAATTTCCCTTTCGGCAAGAGAGATTGTAAAAGTTTTCTATACTGTAAACTTGATCTAGCCATTATATATAATCCTGAAAAGTAATTGTTCCCGGTACTTGTAATTGTTGAGTTGAAACAGATATATCATTTATAGGGTAAATTATTCTACATTTTTCTTCACCAGCCGCCGAAGTAATTGCTTCATAAAATTTACTTAATACGATTGTTCCTCCAGGAGCCGACTCATTTTTAATAACTTCATTTATTTTTGTTATTACTGTTGCTCGAACTGTACTATTATTTGGGTATAATTGAATTGTTAGATCAACTGAATACGGTTGTAACTCAATAACAAAAAATCCAGGTTCAGCAGTAACCGGAATACCAACATATTTTCCAATTGAATTATCAAGATGACTGATTAAAAAATTTCTGATCACTGTTCTTTCCGCTTCAGTTGGAAAAATACTTGTTGGATCATTATCTTTCACAAAAGCTAACCCTATTGTACCTATCCCTTGATATTCTGGAATGGCCCAAGCTCTTGTTATATTTCCTGAATATTGAATAGTCCAATTTTCATAATCAATTGCAGTTCCCCCATGTGGAGGAAATCTTTTTCTATTTAGAATTTTTGTTCTGAATTGTTCGTCAGTATCTGCATCAACACCACCCTCAATACCTGTACCTATTACGGTAACCGTAGAATTAACACCTGGTATAGGACTAATGAAAGTTAAAATAACTCCAGTTAATTCATCAAAAATAGTTCCTGTTTCTTTTGCTTCAATGTCTATTGTTGCATTTCCCGCAACAATAGTTGTTGCAAATAAGACTTTGTATTTATTTCCCGTTGATGATTCTAATTCTGTATCAATCGGAATAATAACTCCATTAGTTCCTGTAGCTATTACTTGACCAGTTGCTTTTTCACCATTTCCCGCAAAAATACCATATTCGGCACCGTGTTTTTCTAATGTTTCACGATCAGCCGAACTAATAAATAATTGATCTTTTACAAATTCAATATAATCATATAATAAATGATTACTTCCCCCATACACACGAGAGAAAATTTTAAAAACAGATTTTTGTAAAAAAGTTTGTGAGTTATCAACTCGAAATACAAAATCATTTTCTATTCTGTTAATTATTTCTGTTAAACTTGGCCTGTTATATGGCAATTATAGTACCTCCATTATCCAAAGATCATCGAATTTTAATGTTGTTACATTTTCAAAACTTTCATGAATTTTTACTTCATAAACCAAAATATTACTTTCAAGATTTCCTTGCCTTTCAACAAAAACCTCAATTTTTATTGCAACTTCATCGTCAATCATCCATTGCAAACATTCTTCAATGTATTGTTTTGCTTTCACCAAAATATCAGGAGTTGTTTTTGATCGATCAAGTAACCATAATTTACTTCCAATTGGAGTTGGAGAAACTAAATCCCCCCACCAACCCCGCTTATCATTAGGATCATCGTTAATATCATCATCACTTGCCCTTCTATCGGTTAATATAGATATTAATGCAGCTGTAGCCAATCCTTTTTCACGTAACAAATCTCCATTATTTAATTGAAAATCCCCGGTAAAATTATTTTTATCCCAAATTATCTTTATATCATTTGCCATTTTATCCTGTCCTTGCTTTTTGTGATTCTGCGGCACTTATATCAAAATTAATAGGTGAAGTAGGCGTTGAAGTTGGAGAACCAGGAGCCGCGGAAGTATGTACATGGGCCATTATCATAATTAAAAATGCAGTAATAGCAGCATTTAGTTCTGTATAAGTAACAAATTTCTTACTGTTTCCATTGATATCTACATTCACACCATTCATTTTTATTGTATTACTGTTCTTATCTGTTATTTCTATTCCCGTATTTTTCATATCAATTTTATTATTATTTTTGTCCAAAATAACTATTCCAGAATTATCAATTTTGATGTTATTTCCGTCAAAAGTAGAAATTTCAATTTCATTGTTTACAGGTTTTAACCAAATTCTATTTTTATTTGTCTTTCCACTGTCATTCGTATATATGCAGACATCTCCTTTATTCAAGTCCGTAGGTCTTAATCCTCGATTATTGACAACTATATTAATCCCTTTGGTTGCATTTCGGTTACCATTGATGAATAATGTAATTGTTTCTGAATTTGGGATATTAGGATAATTTTCAAACCCGTATTCTTGATATCGTTCTATATCTGAAATTGTTTCATTAGCAAAATTTGAAATTTGAATTGTCTGAATTTGAGAATTTGAATTATCAACGGCTAATAATCTACCCCTGGAAACTAATAAAAATATTTTTTTAAGAATTGTGTTAAAAATTCCTCTTTCAAATAACATTTAAAATCCTTTTCTAATTAATTGTAATGCTTGTTCGGTTAATCCATAACATTCTTTTCTTACTAACTCTAAAGTAGTCTTAAATCCATTGTCATAACTTAATGAAACTGAATTTATTAACATAAGTTCATTTACATCTATTTTTTTATCAACAACTAAAACTAATTTATTTGGTTTCCATACTTTCCCAGAATTAACTTCAGTCCATCCTTCCAATTCATAAGTAATAGTTAATCCTTTAGCTCTTCTAATATTAGCCTCATAAAAACTTCTTCTAACACAATCTTCAATAGTTTGTGCGGTATCTGAAAGTAGAATTAAAGGACGGTATCTTTCTTTTAATTCAGCATCTTCTACTATTCTTTTATTTGAATAACATCCTTCTTTTTCTTTAGAAATCCAAAGTTGATCAGCATCTACATTATATAATTGATCGGGTTTCATTTCTGCTTTTGTGATATAATTTGAAAATCTGTCTTTTAAACTACTGTTCATTCTGCAAGAAATAATATTTGTCTCTGTTATTATGTCCGAGGCAACTTCATATAAATTAGGTTGAGTTAAAATAATATTTCCTAATCCGTCAGTAGTCACCAAAACACCCAATTTAACACACTCTTCAACTATTAATTCGGCTACACTTCTACCTTGATCAATTGTATATTCCGGAACAATTGTATTTAATAATGAAGTGACAACTGGGTCTATTATTACATTTATTTTGAATGGTAAACAAAGTGTATTTATTATATTGATTATTTTTTGATTTTTAAATTCACTTATTTTTTCAGAAAAAAAGCAACAATCAACTAAATCACTTGTTTTATCTCTCAAATAGAAATCAATATTTGAACCATTTGAATCATAATTAATTTCCACTTCATCAACATAACCGGTACTGATTATTTCCTTATTTATTAAGGCTGTGTATGGTTTTCCTTTTTTTAAATTCCAATCATCAGAAGCTTTAAATAATTGTAATAAATTTTCAAAAAAATTTAATGTTCCCAAATTGATCTCATTACAAACATTTTCTATGCTCAATTTGATCTCAATTTTTTCCCAACAATCTTCATATTTGAATCCGTTTGAAATTAATGTGAAAACGTTATTACTCATTTAAAATCCTTATCAAATCATTATTTGGTAAGAATCCGGGATGTTTTATTTTCGCTCTATTTTTATTGTATATTTCTTTGTTTCTATCAAGATCAATATAATGATCATACGCTAATTCTAATGTCGTTTGATTTTCAATATTGATTGTATAATTGATTGTTTTTGTTAATTCACTTGATTTAGCAATCATATTATCATTAAATGTTTTTTTGATATCTTGAATTGATAAAAAAATATCTTTGTTATCAATTTGATCTTGACCTATTCCAATATTGAGCACATAACCACCCTTAGCCGCCTCATTTCCCATATCAATTAGAACAGAATCAATCATTTCATTAATTTGATTTAGATAGTCATATGCATCATCTTGACTTGAAAAATCAATTCTAATAGCAATTCGACAAATTGTTGCAATAATTTGAAATTTAAAAGTATCTAAAATTAAACAAACATTTTTTTGCTGATTATTAGGGATCCCGCTTAATCCACTCATATCAAAATCAGTAATTAAATTTATCATGTTTGTGACTACGGATTTTCCTAAACCTTCATTAATATTATTTGGGTCTAATTCAACTACATTCCCTCTAATAACGCCACTATATGACCCTGATTCTCCCCCGGTTATATTTGTAGAGATTGTGATTTTATTTGCAAAAATATCTTCTGCCTTGTTATTAATTGCTACACCATTTGAAGTGGCATAACCCTTAAGTGTTTTTTCTAATAAAAGTACACTTCCCATACCACAAATAGCAGCCATACTATATGAAACATTTTTCAAAGCATTATATAGATCATTTGGGGAATTAATTACATCAGTAATTGAATTTCTGATTAAAGAAATATTACCAATACTTTCACTTATTATTTTTGTGGCTATTCCGTTTGTTAATGCAATTGCACTTTGGACCGTTCCAATTGATCGGCCAACAATATTAGAAATAGTATCTTGAAAAAGAGCAGTAGTAGAGTAAGCTTTGTTGAAGGCATCACCAATAAGGTCCATTGCAGCATTTACAGCATTGTCAATTGCACTAAAAAAATCGGTTAAGGATTTTGGTAAAGCTCTTTCCCCACTTTCTACCATATTAATAGAAAAACGAGCAATTCCACCCTCGTCAAATGTCTCTGTCATTGTAAATTCTGAAGCATTTACTTTTTTAATTCCTAAAAATGGGTGAATTAGTGTTCCGCTATTTTTTTGTTTCAAAACTCGAATTAAATTATCTCTATCAGTGAAATAATCAAATTCATTTTCTATATTTTGAATAATGTAAGCTTGCATTACAAAATTTTCTTCTTTCGCTCCTAAATCTTGTGTATAGGGTTTATCTCGATTAGCAAATTGGTGTGTTTGCGTACGTCGACCGGATGTATAATCATGAGATGAAATTTTAAATTTTATTCCCTTAAAAGAAGCTTCGATTAAACGGTCTTTCCAACTCATTATAAATAACTCCTTCCTGTATTATCCATATTATTTGTTATCTTACTTTTTGTATTTTTATTTGATTTTACTTGCTCAATAGTCGCTCGGCTTCCTTCCTCTGAAGCTACTTTAACATTTACATATACAATGCTTTTTTCTTCTTTTCCTTTTTTGAAATTTTGGAAATATTTATCCATATTTAATAATGATGGTTTTTCTTTGTTTTTATCTATTTCTTTTTGTGCCTCAATTTGTTTATTTTTATTTTCTGGTTTTTTTGGTTTTGTTTCAAAAAGCCATTTTAATACTGGATTTTTCATAGCCCATCCCATAAAAGAATCCCAGATTTTTTTTATGAAATCGATAGCAGAAACAAATGCATTTACTATACCATTCCACAAATTTACAAAAAAATTAGCTATTCCCTCCCAATTTTTTATTATTGTTATTGGTAATCCGAGAAAAGGCATAAGAATAGAACCAATTAATTGTACTACTTTATTATCAAAAATATTCCAAATAGCAGTCCATAAATTTATAAAAAAATTCTTAATTTTATCCCAATTTCGAATAATCATAATTGGTAAAAATAAAAAAGGAGCAAATAATTTTATTAAAATAAAAATAATTCTGGGCATTCTCTGAATATAATCCACTAATTGCATCCATTTATCTTTAAACCAAGCTGAAATTTTACCCCAATTTTTTATAATAATAATAATCGCAATAATAGCAGCTACTATTCCCAGGATAATTAATCCTTGTGGAGTAAGAATTAATCTTAATATCTGAAATGCTTTTCCTACCATACTTATAATAGAAATAACTTTTCCAATAATAAAAACAAGGGGCCCAACCGCAGCAGTTAAGGCCAAAACAATTAAAATTATTTTTTTTGTTCGATCACTTAAATTTCCAAACCATTGTATAACCTGATTTACCTTTGTAATCACTTTGATAAAAATTGGAAGAAGTATTTTTCCAAAATTAGCTGCTAATTCTTTTAAAGATTCTGCAAAAATTCTACTTTGATTTGCAGCACCGGCCCCAGTTCTAATAAAATCCCCGTGTGAATTAGCAGACATTTGCATAACATATCGATACCGTAATTGGACCTTTTCAGCTTGCGAATATTTTTTTAAATTTGCTGATAATCCCTGCGATAAAGCAAATTGTTCCAAATTAGCTTCGGTCATAACTATACCCAAAAGCTTTAAAGATTCTGTTTCACCTGTGTAAATAGATGTTAATGCTGTTTGAGCCTGGTCAAACCCTATATTTTTAAAACTGGCCATATCCCCGGCTAAACCAACTAAAGAAGTTGACATTTTTTCGGCTTCGCTTGTAGATAATCCCATTGATGTAGACATATCCCCAAAATTAGCAGCCATGTCCAAAGCTGTTCCTTGGGCGATTCCAAAATTTTTTAATGTGGTTTTACTCCAGTTTTTCACATTATCAGCAGAAGCACCAAAAGCAACTTCTACTTTATTGATGGATTCTTCCATATCTGAAGCCGTTTTCACCATAGCAGCACCCATAGCCAGAATAGGAACTGTTGTAAAAGTGGTCATTTTAGAGCCTGCATCTTGCATATTCTTTCCAATGACTTTTGCTTTAGCAGAAAAAGCATCTAGTTTTTTCTGCATTGCTGCCATTGGAACGGATAATTTATCTATTGCTCTAAAAATAACGCCTAAATCAAAGGTCGTTCCCACTATTACTCCTATTTACTTCATCAGCCCCATCCAACCAATCTAGAAATTCCTGAATAGTTAATTCTTTAATTTCCGATGGTTGAAAATGGAAGGTTCCTGCTAAGGTCCACATTCCTTTTTTCCAATTGCTTGGAATGCTTAATTTTTTTTTTCATCTTTTGGAAAGACTTCATCAAGAGCCATAAGTACATTTTCGATATCTTCAAAATCAATATCTTTTATTTCTTCTATTTGCACGTTAAAAATTGCAGCAAGAAAAGGAACTAAATCATTGAAAATGGGGATCATATCAGTTGTTGAAAAAGATAAATTCCCATTTTCTGATTTTTCCATTAAACTTTTTGGTAATAATTCAATGTGTTTCATTTTTAATCGTGATGGAGTCAGAAATCTTATTTCTGTTTTTTTTCCACCAACAATTATTTCAATTGGATATTTTAATTCAATATTTTTCATCTAATTTCCTTTATTTTTATTGTGTACTTTCAGTCCAAAAAGGCCCTTGAAATTTAATTGGTGTTTCACCCTCTCCGCCAGTAATAGAAAAATTTCTTAAACATGTAGCACCCTCCATTGTATAAGATTTTCCACCATTGGCAGCCCGGAAAATAACCGTTCCATTTTCTCTTATTTTTGCCAGATCAGATAATTTAATATCTTCTCGATCGGTGATTGTTACTTCCAATTGTGCGGGTACTGGTTTTTCTACAAAGCCATGTAAACCTGTATCACCATAAATACCTTCCAATTCCATTGAAGGCTCATTACTAATACCTATTCCGGAAGCAACTGCCCCTGATTTATTTAACAAAAGTTGATTATTTACTAATACTTCAACTCTTCCAGTTATTTTTGCCATATTTTTTCTTCCTTTATAATATAAACTGAATTACTCCGGCTAATATGCGGAATTGGTTAATTAAGTCTGGTGGTAAAAGAACATCAACTCGATTAACATCCGTTGCATTTCTTTCAACAATAAGATTGTCAATAAATGAATCAAGATTTTCAATCAATCCTTTACTTTGCAAGAGAGTAAATAAGCTGATTGTTTCCGCTTTTACATCTTTTGGTCTAACAATGTTCATTCCTGGTTGAGCAGGAAAAGAATCATCCGCTAATTTTTGTCTTGTTGCGATAAATCTTGTTTGCATTCTTGCTTTATATTGATACCGAATCTCATTCAATGTAAATAATGTTTCTATATCCAAATAACTTGCATCCGGAATACCTAAAACATTGGTTTGATAA